GAACAAAACAGGTGGCGCCTTATCTGGATGACCTCAGCCAGGGCGCAGTTCTTGGCCCGCTTCTTCCATGACGGGCAAAACAAGACTGAGTTAGATTTGTACCGCGGCGGGTACACGCACAGTGCCGAGTTCCCTTACTTTGGCTCGTGCGGAGGCATGGGACACGACGACGAAGGCTTGAAGGACACTTGTGCCGCCTTCACTCGTCTGTCCCAGGCACCAAACTCAGGTGAGGAAACCGCTGGTCTCACGTCTCTTGACGCCAAGGGATGGGACTTTAGCGTTACACGCACACTGTTAATGGTCGACGCATGGCGGCGAGCACATCTCGCCGAAGTGGCGAAAGCACCCCCTGCATTTTGCTTGGGTTTGCTCAACATGGGGCTCATACTCTCCGCCCACATATTGAGGTCAGGCATGGCCATGTTCGCAATCTGCGTGTATGGCATTGTCGGTAGCGGCATGATCTCTACCACGGCCTCAAACAGCTTCATGAGGAGCTTCGCTCACTCCGAAGCGTTCTGGCACATCTTTGGCCGCGTGGCCCGCTCACTAGCGAATGGTGACGACTGTATTGGGCACGACATGATCACCACCGCTATTCTTGAGGTGTGGGAGCGTCTTGGACTCCAACTCGATGACGAGGAGGACATCCGGACGCAGGAGTTGGCTTCCTTTATCAACTTCACCTCCCATGTCTACAACGTGACGCGGGGCACAGCGACCTACGGCAATCAGGACAAGCTGTTTCTCAAGCTTGCACTCATGAATGCCAGCGGAAAGCACCCTTCCAAGGAGCAGCTAGCTGGCATTCGAGTGGCCATTCGCAATACGCCTGATGCCTTGGAGAAGCTAGATTACTTTATCCGTGAGTGCTGCCCAACATTTGTGGAAACGGAGTGGGAAGCAGTCCATCCGGACATGTCCCTCATGGACGCGTAGGCGCGTCGCTGTATATTAGTTTCACCCCACTCTGTGGGTCAACCTTGTATCCGTAATATTTTATATGTAGGCTTTTGGCGCATCCAGATGCAACGCTACCTTCCCCCTAGGCGATCCTGGATCTATGGACTATAATACTGGAGTTTTCTTCACTATACTAGTAAAGATGACTGACTATGTTTGTTGAAACTAGAAAATAAATACATGTCTCACCATGTTATTGTCACCAGCTACCAAGCTACACATAATCTTTAATATCCTTTCAGACCTATCCAATGCCTGGCAATCGCGCCCCTCGCGCAAACGCCAACGCGAGACGTTTGGTCCCTGCCCCACGGCAGCCTCCGCAAGCCACTGTACAGTCAATGTTCAACCAGTTACGTCAACTGGTAAGTGGTGCACAGGCACAGCCAAAGGCGAAGGCTATCGCCCGGAGACGCCGGCGTGTTACCGAAGCGCAAATCAATTCCCTGCTACGCTCGATTCCTACTCAGGTTTTGTCAAAGCAGGAGCGCTTCAGCCGCGGCGCCCCGACTTCGATATCTTTCGCACCACGCGGCCAGGGCCTCTACGACGCATTTGTGAGAGCACCCGAGAGCATGGTGCTGGCTTCCCAGGTGGGACCAGTCACTGTGGTGGAGGGGTATGCTCACACAGTGGTCAGGGGCCCGACGCCAGTTGATGGCACCTTTGAGCAGAGGTCAAGACCAGCCGTTATTGAAGGCTCTCCGAGCGATCCGTTTGGGAGCTATCCTCGCGCCTCCGTAAAAGGGAATCCCGTGATTATCGCGTTCAACCCTGGTTCTAGTACATCTCACCTTGCAAACATTTACACGTTGGTGACCACACCACATATGCATGGTGACGTTGTCACGGTGGCTTGCGAGGAAGTACACGCGTCAGCTTTGGCTGGTATTGGCGGAGGTAGTACCTCATTTGCTAATCCATACACTGGGGCAGGTGATGGGGCCCAGCCGGTTTATGCCGAGGGTACCGCTCTTGGCTCTGGCATCAACTTGCCATACGGCACCAGTGGCGTCACTGGGGCTGTCGAGTCCATCCCCTTACGCGGCTCTATTAAGTTCAGGAACATTACAGAGCACCGCAATATTGGTGGGGACGTGCGAGTTATGCGCTACAACGGTGGGCTCAACCTTACCGGCCAAATCACCAGTTATTTCGATGAAACAAGTGGGCCCATTGAACGATACATGTCTGCCAATGGGAACTTCCGCAACCAGACAAATGAGTTCTTTTGGGACGGTACATCATACAATGGGGTCGCCAACACCGATGGCAGCCGCAGCATTACCACCGAGACTTTCCTAGAGATAGTTGACATGATGCGTGATAGTGCCCGCAGCTTGCCGTTATCTGGTCACGACCTTATTGTGACGCGCCAGTCCAACACGTACCCAGCTGACTTTGTGCGTGCCCACACGTTCAAATGGGATGACACCTTTCATGAGACAGTGCTAACCCCAAAGTATAACACGACTTTGATCTTGATAGATGACTTCTCGCCTTCCACAGGTGACGGGTCGGGTTTATCACCCAACAACACATATAGCATAACGTGCAAAGTGCAGAGGGCTTGTCGCTTCAAGCCTGGAACTCAGATGCACAACAAGGCTATCACGTTGGCTGCTGACTCTCAGCGTCATTCCAAAGCCGCCGCCTGGGAATCTCTTACTGCTTTCGCCAAGCCCCTCTGGGACAAGGCCAAGGCTGAGTTTGAGAAGGTCGGTGCTGCGTCAACCGCTCAGGGCTTTATTGAATCAGGGGCAGGCCAGCAGGTCATGAAATACGGATCCAAACTTTTGCCACTCATGATCCCGTGACACTACTCACAACTCTTCTGACTTATGAGTAGCG